ATATAAAGTTGTCCTGCTAGTTCTTCCCATGTATAATTGCGAGATTGTCTCCAATGAAAGTTAAGTCCTTTAAATCCCCATGCTTGTAAATCTGTGCAAGCAATTAGTGGATGTTGGTCATATGTAATATCAGGTGTTTTTGCATTGTATATAAAGGTATAATAATTTCCTACTTCTGGAATAGGAGTTACAGTATCATTTAGTGCTTCCATAATGATCATCATCATTTCTTCAGGATCATTAACTGCTGCTGCTAATTCTTCTTTTATCGGTTCTATTCGATTTGCATACCTTTCGTCCTCTTCACCATTACCATTAAATCCGAATGAATCTGTCATTATCTTATACCTAGTTCTCTTTCGGTTATAATCTTAAATTCAATTTTGCGGTCTTTACACCATTCATCTGCAGCTTTCCATTTTGCCTGATTTACAGCATATGTCTGACATTCGTAGAGATAGGATTTTGTCACTCTTTTCCTCTTTTTAGGTTCTTTAGTCTGTTTAAGTGGTTTTACCTCTATTACATATGTCTTCAATTTCCCTGTATTTTCCTTTACTTTGATGATGAAATCTGGAAAGTATCTACGGACTCTACCATCAGGAGCACGGTAAGGTATCCAAAATTCTTCACTTCCCCATTCTGTAATATTTTCATTTAGATCGCAATAGTTACAAAACCGTCTTTCCCAAGAACTACGGCAAATAATATTAGTTACGTCACCTTTATATTTCCTTGGTTTCGTAGGTTTAAATAAACTCTTAATACTTTCACCCATTACTCATATACATAATATATAAGGTCAAAAAGTATTTATAAAATGCCACGGATAGCAAGAGTCTCCGACATCAAATCCAATTTATTAAGGCCAGCAACTACTTCTCATTTTGAAGTGGAGATACCTATTATTGGTCCTCTTGGTCATTGGAAAGGTGTAGGGAAACAAGATAAAATTAATTTAATGTGTTCAGATGCATCTTTACCTGGATCTAATTTGGCAACATTTGATATTAATAATGATCGTACTGGTGTAACCGAAAAGCATGTTCATAGAAGAATATTTGATGATAGAATAGATTTAAGTTTTTATGTTGACGCAGGATTATATCAACCAATTAAATTTTTTGAAGAATGGATGGCTTATATTACTAATGGTCGATTTACTCAAAATACTAGACAACAAAGAGCAGCAAGTGAAGATGATTTAATGAATCCTTCCTATGATTACAGGTTAAGATATCCTAATGATTATATGGCTGGTCAAGGATTAAGGGTTACAAAATTTGAAAAAGATCATTTAAATCCATTAACATATGAATTTGTAAGATCTTTTCCTTTGGCAATTAGTTCAATGCCTGTTTCTTATGATGGATCATCATTATTGAAATGTACAGTATCAATGAGTTATATAAGGTATGTTGTAAGGGATTTGCGTCGTCAAAATGCATATCCTTCAACAAACCCATTTCAAATGTCTCAGTTTAATGCTGCTGGATTTTTGGGCAATCTTGGGGGTGGATTGGTTGATAATGTAGTTGATAGAGTTACAGGAAGTGATCTTTTGGGAGATATTGCTGGTGGAATTGCCAATCAAGCTATTAGGGATGCTTTTTAAAAACCCTTATATATAAATATACGATCTGAATTATAGATTATGCCTTTACCAAAAATTGCTACTCCAACATATGAGTTGGATTTACCTTCCACAGGACAAAGTGTTAGTTATAGACCATTTCTTGTAAAAGAGGAAAAGGTTCTTGTTATTGCTTTAGAGAGTGAAGATAATAAGCAAATTACAAATGCAATTAAAGCAGTTCTTAAAAATTGTATTCTTACTAAAGGAATTAAAGTAGAAGCTCTTCCTACATTTGATATTGAATATTTGTTCCTCAATATTAGAGGAAAATCTGTTGGAGAAGACCTTGAAGTGAGTGTTACTTGTCCTGATGATGGAGAAACTCAAGTTCCAGTAACGATTTATTTGGATGATATTAAAGTTCAAAAGGATGAGAATCATACCAATAAAATCAAATTAGATGATTCTATAATGATGGAGATGAAATATCCTTCATTAGAACAATTTATTAAAAATAATTTTGAGTTTGATGATAAGAATGCATTAAATCAATCATTTGATTTAATTGCTTCTAGTATTGATAAAATTTATACGGAAGATGAAGTATGGGCTTCTGCTGATTGTACTAAGAAAGAAATGAAAGATTTCTTAGAACAAATGAATTCTACTCAGTTTAAGAAGATTGAATCTTTCTTTGAGACTATGCCTAAATTATCTCATACTTTTAAAGTTACTAATCCTAAAACAAAGGTTGAAAGTGATGTAGTATTGGAGGGATTGGCAAGTTTTTTCGCATAGCCCTACTGCATATGAGTTTGGAGGATTACTTCAAACTTAATTTTGCCTTGATGCAGTATCATAAATATAGCTTGACAGAGATAGAAAATATGATGCCTTGGGAACGAGACATCTATGTGGGGCTTCTTCAACAACACCTAGAAGAGGAGAAATTAAAAGCACAACAACAAGGTAATGCAACGTAGAACAACTGTTGATGTTAATCCAAATATAGCAGGGATACTTTCTCTATTTGATCCTGCTTTGGATTGGAGTGCAGACCTTTCTGGTGATGAATATGAATCTGTTCTTAAAGAATTTTTAGTAGTTAATCAAGAAGGAAGTAAAGATCCGAGGAAGGATAATTCTTTAAAGGGTGATGAAGTTGAGGTTATAAGAGAAGAATGGCAGAGAGTAAGAAAGAATAAGAATTTAGAATATAGAGTAGCAAAGAAAAAAATATCTGCTCAAAAATTACTTAATTCATCAAAAGAGGCAAAGGCACAGAGCGAAGGTGGTGGAGATCTTTTAGTAATTAAAGAAAAGGTTGTTTCTATAGAAGCATTATTAGGAGAACAATATAGATTACAAGAAGAGAATGCAAAGGATGCAAAACAAGAAGCAGAGAAAAAACGTAGATCATTAAAAGAGAGACTTTTAGAAGGTGGTGGTAAAGTATGGGAAGGAATTAAAAAAGTAGGGGAGAAAGTAATTAAACCATTTCAGAGTATATGGTCTAAGATAATAGGATTTTTGCAAACAGTAATTTTAGGAAAAATTCTTTATTCAATTTTAGAATGGGGTGGAAAGAAGGAAAACCAAGATAAGATAAAAAGTATTTTTAAATTTCTGAAAGATTGGTGGCCTACTTTATTAACTGCATATATTTTATTTGGAACTACCTTTGGAAGAATGGCTACAAAATTGGTAGTTATGGTTGGAAGATGGACTCTTTCATTTTTAGGACTTATTCCTAAATTACTTGCAGCAATTGCTAAGTTAAAGTTAGGAAAAATTCTTAAGAGGATTCCTGGTGGAGGGAAATTTGCGCCACTTATAAAAAATACAGCTTTGATTGGTGGAGGAATGCTTTTAGAAAAAGGATTATCAGGTGATTTCTCAGGTGATAGTGGAGAAACTCAAAATTTTGCTACAGGTGGTTTTGTATCTGGTCCTGCTGGTGTGGATAAAGTTCCTGCAAGATTGACTGCTGGTGAGTTTGTGATGAGTAAAGGGGCAGTTCAGAAGTATGGTACAAATACTCTTGCTGCTATGAATGCTGCTGGAGGTGGAACAAACAGACCAACTCCTATGGGTAGATATAATGAAGGTGGTAGTGTTACTATAGGAATGGATGGTGCTCCAGGAATGATGGGTCCTACAGGAATGATGGGTGCTTCAGGAATGGATGGTGCTACAGAAATGTTAATTAATATGGATATGTTAGGACTTCCTGGTCTTGGTGGTGGAGGTGGTGGCACTAACTCAATTACTGATAAGTCACCTTATCTATCTACTGGGAAAAAAATAAAAAACGTTGGTAACATGTTAGCTCTTCCTTTTAGGGATAGAACAATAGACAGAGACCCTAGATCAAATTTCGCTAGTGATATAGTTCAAGGATTTGAAGGTGGTGGTTCTGTTGGTTTCCTTCAAGGTATGGGTAATATTTTTGGTGGAAGAACATGGAGTGGTGAATCTCGTGGACAAATAGGAAGATCAGTATCAAAATCAAGAACTATTAGTCCTTCTCCAAAAAAAGAACCAAAAGTTATTGTTATAGATGAAAGTTCATCTGATAATCTGCAAGCAGATATTCCGCAAGGAGAACATGAGGAGATACCAAATTTTGATGCAAAGGTTATTAGATCACCTAGAAAAATGGAAGTATTGGGTATTAGTGTATAATGGCAATAACTGCAAATAAACTATTAGGAAAGAGTGAAAAGGGAGGATCATTAGCAGTTCGTCCTAAAACTAACTTAGTGCCACTTAAAAAACAGAGTTCTTCTATATCCAAGATAGAAAAGAAGGATGAAGATCCTATGTTGGTTATAAAAACAAAAGTAATAAAGATAGAGGATTTATTAAAGGGAACTCTTGCTGCAGAAAAGAAAGCAGCAGAGGAGAAGAGAAAAGTAGAAGAACAAGAGGAAAGAGCTGAAAATGAAGAAGAGATAGAAAATCCTGATAAAAAAGGTAAAAAGAGTAGAATAAAAATACCAGTTCCAGGTAAAATTAAGGGATGGTGGAATAATATAAAAAAATTCTTCTTTACAGTTCTTTTTGGTTGGTTGGCATTGAGGGTGATGAAATGGCTTCCCAAACTTAAGGGAATTTTAAAATTTTTAGCATCTTTTGCAGATTTTGTTCTTAAATGGGGAGGAAAGATACTTAATGGTTTGGTTACCTTTGTTGATTGGGGGTATAAAGCATATGATTGGACTAGAGATAAAATAGAGGGTGTTTTTGGGGAGAAGGGAGTACAAGCTTTTGATGCTATTAGTGGTGTCCTTAATAAGACAATGAATCTTATTTTTGGTATTGGTCTTGCTATGATTGCTTTGGGTAATGAATGGGGTGAACAAAGTGGTTCTAATGAGAGGAATAGAATAAAAAATAAAAACAGACAGGAAAGATTAAAGGATACAGAATATAAAAAGAAGTTTAATGAAAGAGTAAACAGAAACAGAAAATTTAAACGTGATCAATTCTTTAATAAATGGAAAAAACGTCTTGGTATAGATCAACCTAAAGTTCAGGGTCCATCAACTCCACCAAAAACAAGAGGTAAATTCTTAGGAGTTGATTGGGGTAAAAGAGCGGGACAACTAAGTGACTTTGCAGGAGAAAAAGCAAGAGGTATTAGAAGAGGTTTAACTGGTGCTCTTGAAACTGGTGGAAATTGGTTTAATAAACGTATATCTGAACCTGTTGGTAATTTATTAGAAAATGTTAATCCAAGTAAATGGTTACAGAAATTAGCTGATTCTGATTTAGTTGGTTCTGCTGGTGCAAGAAGATTGCTTGGTTTGATTGATAATCCTGCATTAAAGAGAGCTCTTGGTTTTGCTCCTTTTGTAGGAGATGCCATAATTTTCATCTCTGATATTTTACGTGGTGTTCACTGGACTCGTGCTTTAATGAGAACTGCAACTGCATTAGCGATTGATGCTGGATTTAATGCTTTACTTACTGCGACAGTTGCTGCTGCTCCTTTTAGTGGTGGTGCTAGTTTAGCTCTTACTGCAGCATTGGTTGGAGCATATATGGCTGCTGATATGGCAGGTGGTTGGGCTATTGGTAAAATGAAGAGTGATAAGTCAGATTATCAGCCAGGTGATGGAGTAGGGCAAGTTTTGGGTGATATTCTTGCTAATGCACTTGGATTACCTAAGAAACAAGGAATGCCTGGAGAGGAGGGTAAGCCATGGGAGAATATGTTTGGTAGTAGTAGTAGTGTTCCAAAGGTTGATCCTAAGAAGGTTATGAATAAATTGACAAAGAAAGAGGAAGAAGCCATTGCTAGAGTAGATAGTGAAACTATAAAAGGAGACCTATCAACAATCAGCTTTGATGGAAAGACATTTCCTAGAGGACTTTCAGGACCTAATGAAACGTTTAGTGGTAAAGGTGGTAGTACATATAATAATATTGTGTCTACTATTTCTGTAAATGATGATGATCAAGCAGAAGTAGTTGTCGTAAATAAGAAAGGTACAAATGTAAATAATAATACCACAAATGAAAGTCAAATAATCGCTGTTAATACTGGAAAAGGCAGTTCTTCAGATTCTTATGCTCTCAATTATAGAGGTTAAATATAACTAGGAGGAAATAACTATGCCAAATTCAGCTACAATTCAAAAGAGAGTGAGTCAAAGAGAAGCAGCGAGGAATGCTACTCCGTCTCTTCTTCAAAAGATAGATATCAAGTCTGCTAAGAAAGGATCTAAAGATACTGTAAGTGTATTAGGTGGAACTACTAGGGTTGTATATTGGGAAAGTATTCTATCTGATAGTGTAAGAGCATCAGTTACATTTACGGATGCAGGTAATACAATGAAATCTACTAAGTTAACTAGGAGAGGAAGAAGACCAACAGCAAAGAAAGTAAGTGCTGTTGAAGGATTGCCAATTGAATCAAACGGTGAAGAGGTTACTTTAAAATTTACAGATAATAATGGAAATACTTTGAATTTTGGAAAGGCAAATAAAAATAATTTATATGTGAATGAATGTATGAATTTGCCTACAGGTAGTGAAACTACAGATAAGACTTATATGTTGGATTTAGCTCCATTAGAATGGCTTACTCAAGAGAAAGGTGGTTATGATGTTAGAAAGGCTTATAGTGGACAAATATCTGATTCTGTAAAAAAAATATTTGAAGAGGTTTTAAAGACAAAGAAGAATATAGATGATATTGAACAAACAAATAGTCCTTTAGATTTTTGTGGTAATAATACTAAACCTTTTTGGACTCTAAATGATCTAGCTACTAAAGCAGTATCTAAAGAGGTAAGTATTATTGGACAAACTGGAGGATATTTTTTCTGGGAAACTTATGAAGGGTATCATTTCAAATCTATTGATACTTTAATGAATCAAGATTATAAAATAAAGATTCTTTATAATGAAAGTGCAGAAGGTATTCCGAAGGGTTATCAGGCAAGGGCATTGTCTTTAGAAACAACTAATAATGTTAATGTTCAGAAAAAACTTTCAACGGGAGCATATTCTGCTAAGTTTTTTAGTATTGATCTTTATGGAGGTGTAGTTACCGATGAGATTTTTAAGTCTGCAGATTTTACAGAAGGTAATGAAGTAAAACTTGCTGGAGAAGAATTACCTAGTTTTAATGATGCTTTTAATGTAGAAGAAGCAGATACTGAATTCTCTAAACGAATTTGGCAAATAGCTTCTACTGGTCAAAAATTTGTTGGACCAGTTTCTGATCAACTTAAGGATTCAAAGATACCGAATTATAATAAGGCTGGTATTTTTACTCAAGCAAAAATGAGATATAATCAATTATATGCCTCTGAAGTAACTATTGTTCTTCCTGGTGATTTTTCTCTTCATGCTGGAGATTCTGTTGTGGTTGATATTCCTCAAACAGATGTAACACAAAATAAAGCTTGTGGTGATGAGGTAGATCAACGTACAAGTGGTAAGTATCTTATAAGTGATCTTGCTCATTATATTACTGCTCGTGAGACTTATACTAAATTAGTTTTAATTAGAGATTCTTTTGGTCGAAAAGTAGAGTCTAACAAAGGAGGTAAGGGTGAAGCATCTTCAAATGCTGATAAAGTTATGAATTCCAACTTCTTATCTTTTCTCAAATAGTGTATAATAAATACAATTGTAACGGAGATTTTTTATGACTACTAAAGTTCCAGAACACGATTTAAATCATGAGTCTTATATTGATCCAAAAGATAATAAAGAACACGTTAATCATGGTATGCTTGAATATTCTAAAGAGGACTTAGAACTTCATAACGATGCTTTTCATGCTCATGAAGAGAATGAGGAGAATCCTGGTGGTGCTAAGATAAATGACTGGCACACAAGACATGAGGATCAACACTTAGAAGTTTATTGTGATAACCATCCCGATTCATTTGAATGTAGGGTATACGACGATTAATTTATGTCTCAATTAGTCAATCAGGGTTTTATAGGTCAAGATTTTATTTGGTGGATCGGACAAGTTGCCGATGACTCTGTTTGGCGTGAAAATGCATTATCTGGAAAATATGAAAGTCCTGAGAGTATTCCTGGATGGGGATATAGGTATAAGGTAAGAATTTTTGGACTTCAGGATTTAGGTGAAGGGGTTGTTGAATCTAAAGATTTGTTTTGGGCAAATGTAATGTATCCCACTACTGCAGGAGCATATCTGCAGAATTCTGGTCAAACTCCAATGATCAGACAGGGAGCTATTGTTTTTGGATTTTTCGTTGATGGTGTAGAAAGACAAGAACCTATTATTATTGGTGTTTTTGGAAATAATTCTCAGACTGAGTTAGCAACTACTATTGGTCAGAAGGGTAGAGATTTTAAAACTGGAGATAGTGTAGCTTGTAGTGGATATGCAGAAGGACAAGTGCCTCCTCAACCAAATGCTGCTCCTCTTAAATGTGATGATAATATTGGTGTAAATCAACCTACTGATAAAAAGTCTGAAAAAGAAAGAGCAAAACCTACTCCTGGTACAGCATTAAACATATATGGATTACCAGCAGATCGTCCTATAACTGAGGAGCAACAAAAAGATATTAATAGTGCAAGAGCAGAAGCTGAAGCAAAAAATTTATCGCCAGAAGCAACTGAGAGATTAATTAAAAAAAGAGTTCAATTTGGAGTTGCTGCTAGAGTTAAAGAGGCTAATTCTCCACGAGCTCCAAGAAAAGGACAGCCTTATATGGAATCTGAAGGCGTCCTACAACAAAGTGTAGCTGATGTAAAAAGAGATAAAGTATATTGTGAGAAGAGAGTATTATTAAAACCAGACAACATAGTAGAGTCTGCTAATAAAGCTATGCAGACTGATATGGATAATTTGGTACAGAATATTGATAAAGCGATGAATGCATTACAGAATTATACTGATCAAGTATCAATGACAGAAGGACTTAGAGATTTAGATAAGATGATTGCTGATTCATCTAAGAGACAATCTAAGTATATGAAGATAGTAATGGATAAGTGTATGGAATATTCTCAAGCAGCATTGAATAAGGAGATGATGAAAGCAGTATCTGCTTTACCTGCGATGGATAGGATGAATTTTTTAGATGTAAAAGCGGGAATAACTGAAAATCTTTTGTCGAGTTATAATGGAATGACTAATGGACAAGCTGGAATGATGCAAGGAATTTTGGGTAAAGTATTAAATTTAGATAGTTTGAAAGATCAATTTATGAGTAGAGTATCTGGTGATACTTCATCAGGTGGAGATGATGAAAAACCAAAAGGAAAACCTAGAGTCCCTACGTGTACTTCAGAAGATATGATTGCCAAGGTCATGGCTGCAAATAAAAATGCTATGGAAGAAACAAATAATAATTTAATTTCTGGTGTAGATGGATTTTTGCAAGATGCTATGGCAAATATGGCTAATATATCTTCTATGACAAGTATGTTTAATAAATTGGGAGGTATTAAAGGAAGTCTTACCTCTGCACTTAGTTTTCAGAGTATTACTGCTAATGTCTTTCCTTTTGAGAGTCCTCCCAACGAAGCAGTTTCTGATTTTTATACTTTATGTAGTGGAGGAGGTGCAGCTTCGCAAACTGCTTTACCCAGTACTAATGCTGTGGATAAAGCTACTGGAAAACATCTTGGAAAACTTCTTTCTAAAGGTAAGGGTTATATTGATGAGATAGCCCCACGAGTAGCACAGGTGGCATTTAGTGAACCAACTGCTAATACAGCCTCTATTGATTTAACTAAAATTGGTGCTGTTGAATCTGATTTAATGGCTAAGGCAGAAGAGATTAAAGATGCATTGGATCTTGCTTAATAAATATTAATTACAAAGAACTAGGATATGTCTTTCGATCTTTTTGGACCAGCAACTAAATGTGACATTCGAGTCGGTTATATTTCAACCGATAGAGGTTTTGTGGATGGTGTTGGTATTCATGCAGCAAATCAGTATGCTAAATTAAATCCAGGCACTACGTTTATTTTTAGAAATAGAGAGAAAGTTCAATATTTAAACATTAATGAAGTTAATAGATTACAACCATCAGATATGCTTCCGAAAGCTAATGCTGGAGAGGGTGGTGGATGTACTGGTGTGGTTGGATTAAATGGAGAAGGGGATACTCGTAAAGGTCTTGATGGAAATTTTGTAGCTTTAAAATCAGGAGTAACATTAAATAAAGATACAACAAGGGTTGATTTTTTTGGTGGTGGAGGAGTAGGAGTTCAAGCTAATCCTATTGTTGGTAGAGATGGATCATTAATGGCCGTGGATGTGGTTCATGGTGGATTTGGATATCAGTATCCTCCTATTGTTGATATATCAGATGATCGTGGAATCGGTGCAGGTGCAGATGTTAAAGCATTTGTTAAAACAGGTGCAGGTGATACTGATTATTATATTCAGGAATATAACCGAGAGGAAGATTTTGAAGAATATGATTTAGAGACTTGTGCTCCTACAGTTATTGATAAGGGAAAAAGATATAGTCCTGATGGAAAGGAATTGGGTAATTGGGATCCATCTTTATATATTGGGAAGAATAAAGATCCTATTGCTCGTCAAATAGAGAAATATCAGGAGTTTTTAGCATCATTAACTGATGGATCTCAATTTGATAGAAATACAAATAGAATTTTGAAGTGGTGGACAACTAGAAAAGATGCACCATTAAAAGTAGTTTCTCCTGATCAAACAACCCGAAAAGTATATAATGTCACTCATCATGCATGGGGTGATTTTATGGGTGATAATGCTGTATCACCAGTTCCACCATCAAATGCGAAGGGAACTGATATGGCAGGAAAGACTTATACATTTGAGTGGGAAGAAGATTTTCCTTGGGAAGGTGAGTATAGATTTAGAGTTCAGGCAGATAATGATGCTCGACTTTATATTGATAATAAACCTCTTACTGATGTTAGAATAGGAGCAGGTGGTGCTGCAGGTCATGTATTATCTGCACCTTTAGAACTTAGTCAACATTTAAATTCTGGAGTTCATAAAATTGCATTATCTCTTTTAAATCATCAAATAAAAGAGAATAAAAAAATTAAAAGAGATTTACCAGTTGCTAATTCAAATACAACTAATGAAGTTACTTTTAAAGTAACTACAGATGCTGCTTATGCTAGTGATTTTATAATTGAAGATCTTGGACTTAATATATCAAAGAATTATAAAGGACCACAACTTAAAGAGACTGTTACTAAAACTGTTGAATTTGGAAAGGCATATACTGTTAGAGTTAATTCTCCTCAAGGAAATGTAAAATTAAAAACTTTAGGAGAAGCAGTTCTTGGAATGGAAGATGCTGGTGATAATGATTATAATGACTTGCAATGTTCTGCTTCTGTTGGAAGATTTTATGATATAAATGGTAATATTTGTAAATTTGTAGTTGATCCTCCACCTAAGAAAGCACCTTCTACAACTTCTACTGGTGAGAAAGGGAAGTATGTATTTAATACTGTTGATTGGATTAATAAAGCCAATAGACCTTTATGGAAGATTAATCCTGGTGCTGGTAGGGATGCTAATTTTATAAATCGATTTGGGGTTCTTCCTTTTGATCCTACTGGGGTTGGTGAGATAGAGAAAGACAGGTCTGATCAATTTATTGTTAATCCTGATCCTACTGTTAAATTCTTAAGAGAAGATGGTAGAGATTATCTTCAAGTAGTTGGCACTGGAAAAGTTAAAGTCTTTTTTGAGATGAATATAGATGATAGACCAGGAATATCTTCTTTGGCATTAAGTGAGATTAGAATAAAAGCAGATGATGGTGATATTATTTTAAAAAGAGATGTTAATAGAAGATATGCTAATGAGAAAGGATCAGGAACTTTTACTGCAGGTCAAAAATATTTGGTTAAAACTATTGGAGGTAGTAGGGGTTCTGGATCAAGAATAAGTGTAGATAAAACAACTATTGGTTATGATGATGATATTGATAATGGATATGATGAAAATGGTAATCTTAGAATTACTGGAGTTACTCCAATTTCATCAGTTGAAACGATTGGATATACTGTAAAAGGTCTTCCTGATTATCCTAATGCTTCTACGAATGATTATGCTGGAGTTCATGAGATTATTTGGAATAATCTTAACTTCCCTTCTGATGGAAATTATGTTATTCAGACTATGGTAGATGACAATGTAACTCTTACATTTAGTCATCCTGGAAGAGAGAATATTGTTATTAAGAAATTTGGATTTAAAGTTCGTGGAGATGGATCTACTGGAACAGGAAAATCTATTGATACAAAATATTTTAGAGAAGGAACTTATACTTTAAAAGCAGAGTTGGAACAAATTCCAGGTAAACCATTAGCAAAAGGAAATCCAATGGCTCTTGCTTTGGATATTTCATCTGGTTTTGTAATAGATGATATAGAAGTTATTTCTGCTAAATCTTGGAATGAAAATCCAATGGGAGTTGCCATGACAATTGATGCTCCTATGCCATCTATTCCTCAAGCAAAACCACCTGTTCAAGAGGGTAGATGTCCTAATAATCCTATTTGGTCTACAAGACATCCGAATGGTAGTCTTAAATGGTATCCAGTTAAAGTTGATTCGTGGGCAAAATTTACTAATAGATATGCTGTTTCTCCTATTCCTCCATTAGGATTTAAAGGAACTGATGGTGCAGGAATAGTATATAAAAATACTTGGAAAATTAATCTTCCTTATTCTGGATATTATGGATTAAAAGGAGCAGTAGATAATCGAGGTAGAATATTGATTGATGGTGAAGAAGTTCTTGGACCTAAGGCTAAAAACAAAGTAAGTCCATCTAATTCTAAATCTCCTAAGATTGTGAAGAAATATTTGGAAGGAGGAGAACATGAGATATTAGTGGAAGTAGAAAATGATAAACAATTTAATTGGACAAAGATTGATAAAAAGATTTTTAGTACTGCAGATTGGGCATCTAAACAATCTCAAACCCAAACTACAGTTAAAGGTTCTAAGAATCTTGAAGTTACTTTTAAGGTAAGTACAGATGCTGCTTATGCAAATTCAATTAGAATAGATGGTCTTTTTGATGTAGGAAAAGATTATAAAGGACCACAACTTAAAGAGAATATTACTAAGCAAGTGGAAGTAGGAAAGGTTTATACTGTCAAATGTAATTCTGCTCAAGGAAGAGAAAATATAAAAACTTTAGGAGAAGCAGTTCTTGGAATGGAAGATGCTGGTGATAATGATTATAACGATTTAATGTGTTCTGCAAGTGCTGGTAAATTTTATGATATAAATGGATCTACATGTAAATTTATAGTTCCTTCAGCAGATAAGACAGAAATAAAATATGGTGAAGGTCTTACTAGTGGATCTGCAAAAGATGGGGTTACTTATACTGGACCATCACTATCAACTTATGCATCGGGAGAGTTAGGAGCATTTATTACTCCTACTTGGAATACTGATGAAGATTATAAACAGACTCATAATGGTGCAACTTGGACTATGACATGGGATAATGTTGATTTCCCTGAGACAGGAACATATGATATACAAGCACAAGCTGATGATGAATTAACTGTTAAACTTGATGGTGTTGAGATAGCAACAGCACAAGTAAGAAAAGGTATTGAGAGTCATATGTTTAATGCTCCTAAAGGTAAGAGATCTATAGAAATAACTTTATCAAATATAAGTCTTAATGCTCCTTTTTCTACCAACCCCACAGTTGCTGCTGTAAAAATTACAAAGAAAACTGATGTAGCAAAGGTTGATCCAAGAACAGGTAAAGCACAAGGTAAAGCATGGACAGTAAACCCTATTGGTATTTCTGCAGTTCTTATTCCTCCACCTTGTCCTAAGAAAATAACTGGTGTTGGTATTGTTACTTCAGTTGAGGTTAATGATCCAGGAAATGGTTGGACTCCTCCTGTTGATGCTGGAGATCCTACTCCTTCATATCCTATTAATTTAGAACTTAAAGAACTTGCTGTTATTGATCCTGGTATTAATTATGATTGCTCTAAGGATGTGGTATGTATTAAAAATACCGAAACAGGTCAAGAAAGATGTTTCCCACCTACATGTGGACCTTTCGGCGTATTAGAGAAAGTTGATCTTCCTACAGGAATGGATGGGTATACTTCTTGGCCTGAAATTAGGGTTAGATCATTAACTGGTGCAGGTGCTAAATTTGTACCTAGATTTAATATAATTAGAGATCCTTTGGGTCTTCCTGACAAAGATAAATTATTACAGGTAACTGATTTAGTTGGATTAAAACGCACAGGATTTTATGATGGTAAACCTTACTATGGTGCTGTCTTCTATAAAGATGGTATTAAATATGCTGGATGGTATGAAACTCCTGGTAAATTGGTTCAGATTTATAATACTATGCAAGAGAGTATTGATGCTGAAGTTACTACACCTCCATCAGCAATCCTTAGACAGGGTAGTGATGTTTCAAGTAATGATCCCAAACTTGATATTCCAGGAACCCCCAATAACTTAACATAAAATAATGGCAAAAGGAACAGCAACCAATCAAGTCCTTACAAGACTTCCTAAAAAAACTCAAGATGCTGATGGTGATGGTATTATCAGTCCACAGGAGATGATGTCTTTCGGTAGTGATCCTAATCCTACCGTTACAGCAAAACAAAATTATAATGCAGTAAGATATGGAACTGATAAAGGATCTATTAAGTTTGGAAATATTCATAAAAAAGGTGATGTTACTGCAGGTGTGATGCTTGACACCCCTGATGGTCGTCATCAGTTCTCTTTAGATATTGATGGACAGAGAAAGGGATGGACAACATCTACTAGTCCTGGTAATTTTCAAGTTTTAGCAGGAGAAGATAATACAGAACCTCAAGACACCTTGATTTTAAATGCAGTTAATGGTAATATTTGTATAACTGCTGCTAATGGTAAAATCAGACTACAGGGAACTGATATAGAATTAATTGCTGTTGGTGATGGTGACACTAAAGGTCATATTAAATGCACTGCTACTGAAACTTTTTCTGTTCATGAAACTAAGAAAATTGTTTTAGAATCTAAAATAATGACATTGTTTAAATGTGGTGGTGAAATGGATATAGCAGCTAATTCTTGTTTGAAAATATATGGATCTTTAATTAAAGCTGTTACTAATGCATGTGCAGTTAAAGATTCTAAATGTAACACTAAAGGAGTTGGTCAAGGTAGGTTGGGACCAGAGCAGACTCCCACATCAGCAACTTAAGGAGGTATAAAAAATGTCTTGGGGAATGGATGATTGTATTGTCGGAGGACAATTGAGAGTAGGAACAGGATTATGTCCTCCTATTAAAGAAGGTGATACTAAAATTAATGGATCAGCAATGATGGAAGGTCCAGTAGTTATTGGTGATGGTGCTAAAATTAAATTGGGAGCTAAAAGACCAGGAGATGAGACAGGTACTGCACCAGCAAATTTAATGGTGACTAGAAATTATAATGATGATAAGGATTGTTTTACTCCTGCTATTAAATTAGCAGTGTTGACGGAAGGTAATATTCAGATTAATGGGGATAGAGGAAAACCTGATACTCTTAAGATTAGTAGTGCAGCAGATACTGCAATCAAAATAAATGGTGGAAAAAAAGCCCTTGATTATGATAATGGAACTGTTTGGATTGATAGTTCAGGTGAGGCATATTTTAAGACAGGAACTGGTGGTAAAACCATGTCGGCAAGATTTGCTGAATCTGACGGTAAACCAAAACCTTTTGATATTCAACACCCAACTAAAGGTAAGGGACATCGTTTAAGATATGCTTGTATTGAGGGACCAGAAGTTGGAGTTTATCATAGAGGTAGATTAAGAAGAGGAAAGGAAATATCTTTACCTTATTATTGGAAAAATTTAGTTCATGTTGAGAGTATTACTGTTCAATTGCAACCAGTTGGAGCACACCAAGATATTATTGTAAAGAGATGGGATGATGAAAAGATATATCTTCAATCGAATGGTGGTTTACCAATAGATTGTTTCTATCACGTATATGGAGAAAGAAAAGATATTAATCCACTTATAACTGAGTATGAGGGTAATGAATGTTTTGATTACCCTGATCCAAATTATAAGCCTGGTGCAGTAAATCCACGATATGATGATCCTGCTTTCTCAGGTCCACCTAATACCATAACTATGTGAAGAAAATCATTTATATTGAGGAGAATTTTATTTCTCCTAGTGAATGTAAGAAACTTATAGATCGTGCTGAGATGACTGCTGTTGGTCATGAGGAAGATACAATTCCTCCTGGAGAAATACAGGAGGATGATTATGATTATGCTGCTCATTATGCAAGGCAGGATGAGATGTTAGATTCTGCTCAGTATCAAGGCCATGCAGATTTTATTGATATGAAGGGAGAAACTGATGATTTTTATAATAATGTAGTTAATAGAGTAACTAGAATATGTAAACTATTTGATGATAGAGCGAACCCAGATTATGTGGGAGTTATAAGATGGAAGCCAGGAACTTTTATGAAACCCCACTATGATAGTTCTGCTAAAGATGGTATCTATGATTTATTTGCAGCACTTCTTTATTTGAATGATGATTTTGAGGGAGGATATACAGGATTTAAAGAGTTTGAGGTACAACCAAAGGTAGGTAAGTTATTAATATTTTCTAATTCTCAGCATAAGCATCATGTTACTAGGGTAGTAGGAGCAGATCGTTATGCACTTTCTTTTTGGTTTAATACATCATCTGCTTGATTTTTAATAGAATCAAAATTTAATTGAGTTCTACAAGTATTTGCTATTTCATCTATTTTTTCTTCACTTAATTTTATTCCTAGTAAAGATGCTCTTTCTTTAACTATATCATTAAGTTCAATTCTTACATAGAAGCAGTCGTAAATAGACCATTTATTAAGAGGAGACGCCATTTTTAATAAACTCATCGATTTGTTCAAACATTGAATCCCAATTTAATTGTCTACGAAGTTTGTTGGCATAATCATCGGCTTCTTCTGTCGTTAAATTCTTTCCTTGAAGAGATGCTCTCGTCTGAACTAATTCATTAAGATTGATTCTTAGAATATTTTGGTTATAGATTCCCATCTTGACAAATCCTCCATGATCTACTATGATGACAAAATAAATGAGTACTCACTCTATGTCTGAAGAATATTTATCTCGTTGTGTTGTAGACACATCGAGAAGAACAGTTTACATTTACTCTAATGAAGGAGATAAAAAAACTGTGGAGTGTGATACTCCTGAAGAGTTTATGAGCGTATTGAATTATGTTCGTGAACATACCCCTGTTGATATTGTATCTTACGTTGATCCTTCTTAATTATGATTTATTTTATTGGTTTCCTCACTATTGTCACCATTTGTTTACTTGTTTATTATCTAGGTCTCTATAATCCACATTAAAGAATAAATAAGGTGGAGGAAAATAGATAAGAAAATGAAATACTTAATACATACACGCTACTGTTGGCATGATACCCCAGATGGTGAGAAACTCGTCTTTATGTATTTCATCCAAAATGTTCCATTCACTTTTGATGAGTTACCTGAAATTGCTAAAGAAGATTTGGAAATAGTGACATTAGCAGACCAGGAGAGAAGATGGACAATTGAAGACCTATATAAGGCATATTCATATTTGATGGAAGAGGAATGTAACCCTTTGGTGTTTGAGTTGGAGTTAGAAAACCCTGAACTAGTACCTATCGATTAATGCCTAATATCAGACTGTGGCACTCAAAAGAGATGAAGCAATGGAGATGGACATTTGTGGATGATGAGTTAAATCAACATTCGGGACAAGAACCTGATATTCGTGATGCCATGAATCAAATTGCAAAGACTGTTGAAGAACTAGAGGGTTTTTGTGAAGCTAAATAATCCATAACAAGAACTATAATGCGAGTAAGATGGGTCTTTCAAGGTTAGAGAATTTTTTAAAGTCTAC